ATCCCAAGGCCGAGCAATTCCTGTTAGCACTACGGCCGCATTCGCCAACTGGGTAGCACAACATTTCCCCGGTGTTTCACTCGCAGCCGTCAGCGCGTAACCTAACTACTCGTTCAAGGCGGACGGGTTCGCCGCCGCTTAACTCCAGCGTTAGGTATTAGAACTTGAGCACTCGGGCTTCCATCTACGTCGATCACCTTGATGACTCATTCCACTATGACTGGGTAGTGGCTTGGCTCGCCAGATGGAAAGGTGCGGTAACTGTTGCAAACTACAGCTCCGGAGGCTGGGAGCATTGTTGGGACATCGAGGGTTCTGACGCAGCCATAGCGGAGTTGCCTAGCGAGTATCTATGTCAAAGCAAATGGTCGGCTCCGGAGATCTTCGGGGCCCAACCAATCGTTCAAGGCGGACGGCTTCGCCGCCGCTTAACTCCAGCGTTAGAGCTCATTCGCAAGAAGGAAACTGCGCCGTTATAAAGGCGCCAACTACTCAAACTTGGACAGGGGAAGGTATGGACACGCAGAGTACTCCATCAACCTTTGAAGGGCAGTCAGGCAATGGCTATCCCGTCGTTTACAAGGTTGTGCCGTTGGCTAGAGCCTCAATCGTAGCGGTCACGATCGCGTTCATTGTCGGCATGAGTTACCAAGTATTGAGGCAGCTTGGCGCCCAAGGATCAATCGCCATCGACCCGTTCCTGACGAGCATTTGTGTGTTTTTAGCCGCCTTGCTGGCCTATTTGGTGGTGTGGGCATTCACCGCACGAATCACCCTTTACGCGGATCGCTTCGAGCAGCGCAAGCCATTCATACAAAGGACACTGCACCTCAGTGAAATCGCCGGCCGCCGCTATACCAAAGGACCAGGGTCTGGTTATCCAATGATCGTGCCAAAAGACACCATGTCGTTTTCCATTGACACCACTTCTTACGGACTCGATGAGCGGTTTAATCGCTGGTTCCTGAATCTTAAAAATCTCGGTTAAGTATCTCGTCGTGGGTACGTCTGCTTCCACCCAAAGTGGCGATCTGGGCTGCGTTCTATAGGGTGCTCCAGATACGCTCTAACAATTCGCTCAAGGCGGACGCCTCCGGCGCCGCTTAACTCTAGCGTTAGGCCTACATGAGGAATCCACATGAATGAGCAATTTCTTCCCACCCAGTACCACCTTGAGGTCTACGAAAACAGCTTTGCAAATGACCCTAGCTACTTCCTGAACAGCTCAACACCATTTTGCGTAGTTTCGGTCGGCGACTACTTCAACCATCGCAATCACGATGGCTGGCAAAATCCACCAGACACCGCGACTGAATAGTTTGTTGTAAAGGAAGTCGAGCACATTTTTTGGTCTATCGACAAATCTCACAACGGTCAAAAGCTCATGATCTTGGTTAAAAAGGAGCCGTACAATTGGTGAGGCCTAACATTTCGTTCAAGGCGGACGGCTGCGCTGCCGCTTAACTCCAGCGTTCCAAGATCCGATTGGCCGACTTATGTGCAAGCCATGGTCATGCGGTGCCATAGGACCTTTTGCAGCGTCTCTGGCTGGAGCTTGAAATTCCTCGACTTCAGTCGACAGAAGCCTTTGGGGTGCTCGACGCTGCGGCTTTTTTCGGTTGGGGCACGAAACAAAGTTGCAGCTCCGGACGGACTTTTCCATCGCCAGTGGGCGGGCGATGGATAGGTATCCCGCCGACCCATTGAACGGCGGTGCGTGCAATCACAAAAGCTTCGCCATCTCGAATGAGTGCACAGAAGTCGGTGCCGCATTGAAGTAATCGTGCAGGCGAAGATGTTTGGCTGGGAATGTTTGCATCAATGTTGCCGACATAATGCACGACGGGTGAAGCCGCTGCTGGACTGCTGCAGACCTCTTCTGCCCACGCCGTCCCCAGCATCCAAAAGGGGATCACTAAATACGCAATCACGGCGGCTAAGAGCGACGTCAGTATCAAAAACATCAAAGGCATGGACATCAACATAAGTCCTGGAATCCCCCCGTAGGCCACATGTTTGACCATATCTTTCGGAGCTTTGGCCCATATCGATTGAAGCCATCTCATATTGCGAAGGCGCTCGATCGATCTGGCCAGTCCTGACCACCATCCACATCTCCGCCCCGCCCACACGATCAGAGACAACGAGACGATCACTATCGTCAAGATCGATGCCGGCCTTAGGACTTGAGGGTAGGTATGCAAGAGCGTTGGAGGACCTTTGCCTGCAACCATGCTAAGGCCCATGAACGCATACCAATATGCATCGTCAGGCGATACCGGGAACTGTGAAATATGCAGCCCAAAATAGTCCAAATAGGCTTGGGTGAAGGCTCGGCCTTGACCGTAAAACACGATTGCGAGAAGCGTTAACAGTGGCAGTGGCGACCACCAGCGTGCTTTGAGTTGTGCTGCAGGCTTATCCATAGCCATCGCTGGATCGGAGACTGGGTCAGCTTGGATAGGCCTTGCACTGGAATGGGCTTCGTCTGAGGTCGGAGCTGCCGCTGAAAGTGGCTCCGATTTCGATGGGTAAGTGGGTGTAGCGTTATCGTCCATGTCGTTCCTTCGAGTGACGTGCGTAAAACGGGCGTCGCCGCATCCTTAGTCAGGATCTGATCGAGCTGTTCACTAGTCTGCCATCGCCAGAGAAGTTAACAAGCCAACGGTGTAACGACTAACCTGCATAAGCAGCAGGCGCTTGGGCTTCCGTTTTCCTGTGGGCTAGTGTGCTATATGTTCGATCAGCACATCGCGGATCATGATGCGATTTGAGCCAACATGGCGGGATAGGCCGGACCTCTTATTGGATGTGGTGGACAGTGTCGAGAGTCCGTACACTGGACGAGACCCTAGGGACAAAGGCAGGTCATGACCGACGCGCACTATCGAAAGGCACCCATCGTCGAGGCCGTTATCGACCTGCGTGTGCGTTTTGGTAATGAGCCCACGTTCGGAGATCTGAAGCGGGCCGCCGGAACCCTCAAAGGCGGCTTTCCGATCCAGCAGGACGTCCACCACGTCCAAATGGCCTTGAAGATTGGGGACATCAGTAAGAATAAGAAGGCCCCATCTAGTAATCTCGGTCAGCGACGCATTGGCGTTTTAATGCGCCCCGAGAACGGCCAGCGCGTGCTTCAGTTCCAACAAGGCGGCTTTTCTTACAGCCATTTGGCCCCATATACTGACTGGGCGACGTTTCGAAGCGAAGCGCGCAAGTACTGGAATGTCTATCGGGATCTTTTCAAGCCCGCCGCAGTCGTTAGGTATGCCGTGAGGTTCATCAACCGCATCGCTATACCTCAAGGCCGGGCCGACGGCGATTCATTCATTTCGCTTTATCCGAACGTGCCTGAAAGTTTGCGGAATTCAGTCGATCGCTATTTCATACAGCTACAGCTCCCACAGTCGCAGGTGGCAAGCAACGCGCAGCTCATAATTAACAGCGCGCTTGCAGACGGCGATCAGGGTGATGGCGTTTCGGTGATGTTGGATTTTGATCTTTTTGCGCCGACTGATCTTGCTGTTGATTCGGAAGAAGTGTGGGAACGCTTGGACGCTTTTCGCGTGCGAAAAAATGAAGTCTTCGAGGCTTGTATTACGGATCACACAAGGAACCTCATCGCATGAACCAGATGCATGCGTACCCCATCCCGTCGGAAACGTCAGCGTTCTCGACTTCGCCCATAGTTGCCTATGCGCGTGAGGCGTCCGACGGCCAAGAAATCGCCGATTTGCCGCTACATTCGACGCTCCAGTTAATACGTCGGCTCTTCAGTTTGGGCAGCAATTGGGACGGTCACGGGAGCGCCGCGCCTAGGCGTGAATCGGTGGACTCTTCGCTTGCTGTCATTCGCTTATTTCGAAACCTTGTAGTCAGCGTCGGACAGCGTTGGGCTCAGCCACACGTGTCGACGAATGAGGACGGCAATGTCGTATTCGAGTGGTGGCAAGGCACGAGGAAACTGACCGTCTACGTTCGAAGTGCTCATGTCACTTATATCAAAGTTTGGGGCGTGAATATCGACTCGGAAATGGAAGACGGTTGCGTGACTGATATGGGATTTGCTTCCCTATGGATCTGGTTGAACGAAGCGTAGGAGTGGTGATGGGGGACGTTTCGGACGACGAGTGGCTTCATCGACGCGTGCGGCTTGGTGAGTGCCATCGCGTCCAGCCACCCAAACAGTTATCTAGCAGCGCCTTCAATGATTCGGGCAAGAAGCCGTCTGTCGATCGCGCGGCGCTGCGACCGGCAACGGACACCAAGACCGAGGCGAACGATGGCGTCGTTCGACTTCTTACCGCTTCGGTGCGCGGTATCTGTATCCCTATTGCTGCACCGAATCCACCCAATTTCGAGGTGGACGTATGGGCCAGAGTCGAGCCTGAGAACGCGGCACACGCCCAGATTGAGCCGATCCCCAACATGAGCCGTTCACGCTTCGATAAACTCAAAGAAGCTCTGGCTAGATTGGCCGAAGAGGAAGATTGGGTGATCGAGCCAACGTAAAGATCCGAAACCCTACCGGTTGAGGTGATCGATCAGTACGTCGCGGATCATGATGCGATCACCTGCAACGAAGCCGAGTAGTCGCCGACGCGGATAACGTACACGCGGACCTTTAGGGGTTACGCGATCCTCGCCACCCTCCTGGTGCACGCTCGCGATTTGCCCGGCCCGGCCGGTGAACTCAACGCTGGCGACAGCCTCGGTCGCCTTGGTCTTGAGGTATTTGGCCGTCCGCAGTTTGGTGAACATGGCGTCGCGCTGGATGCGGCCTTGTTTGCCGCGCAGTTTTTTCTGTGCCTTGCGTGGCACGAACGCAGCGCCATCGGGATTCATCTGCGCCGCGATGCGCTGCTGCTGGCTGTGACGCAATGCGCGGCTGATGGCCAGGGCGATTGCGCGTCGGTTGGCGGGCGCGAGCTTGAGTAGCAGACCGGCGGCCCAGTCCTCGAGCAGGACGAGATCGTCGCTCACGCCGGCGGCACGTCCCAGCTAGCGATCAACTGCTCGCGCAGGTAGACCTCCCAGTGCTCTGCGGTGAGCTTGGCCTCGGGCTGCGGTTCGTCCGCAATGGTGATGTCGAGCTTGCCGCTGCCCAGCTCTTTGACGATGACGCGCTCGGTGAGTTGCAGCTTGATGCTGAGGTCGACGGTGTCGTGGTCGATGATGTCGGCCTCGTAGGTGATGCCGCTTTGGCGCTTGTCGACGTTGTCGAGTAGCTCGGGCTGGTTGACGCGCAACCAGATCAGAATGGCCACCCACACGACGAGCGGATCACCGGCGAAGTCGGTGAGGATGAGGTTGAGCGTGTACGCGGTTTCGTAGCTAAGGCCGGGCGCGTAGGTGCTGTGCAGCGAACCGGCGTCGATGAAGACCAGTAACCGCTCGGGATCGCGAGCGAGATCCGGCAGCGCGGCAACGAGGGCCGCGCGCAGGCTGGCGGGCTTCTTCATGGCCTGGCACCGGGCGCGGTGTTGACGCGCACCCAGTCCTGCAGCGCGGTCAGCTGAGCGGCGGTGGTGTGGCAGGTGGTGTAGTTGTCGACGACGGTGCCGGCGACGGCAGAGAGTGCAAGGTCGCTGGGTTGCGCATCAGCAGCGCCGGGGGGGCCGGGCAATACGTTCGCTGCGGTAGCGTCGTGCACGCGGGCAAAGCCAACAGGCACGACGCAACGAGCATCCGCTTGGGCAGTGACATAGACGGGGATCTCCTTGGTAATGGTGGCGCCGATGTCGTGCACGACCTGCACGCGATCGACGTACTGCACAACGACGTGGTCGCTGGCTTGTTTCTGTTCGAGCTGGCCCTGTGCGGTGCGGGCGGCAGCCTCGGCGGTGGTGGCTTGCGCTTCGGCGGTGGTGATGCGGTGGTGGCTGATCCACCCGTAGAGGCACAACGCGGCGATCAGCGCGACGCCGAACAGGATCTGGCGCAGCAGCGTCATGCGGCCTCCGCTGTCGCACTGAGCGCGGCGCTGTGGCGCGCGTACGCGCTGGCCAGCTTGGTGTCGTAGAGGTTCGCCGCGTAGGCCGGGCCGTTGTAGCGCTTGGCGAAGGCGGCCCACTTGCGGGCGCGCAAGGCCTTAAGCAGATCCGCATCCAACTGGACGAAGCGGACGAAGGCGACCAGGTGCTCACTCTCGCCCTTGGCGAAGGCGGCGGCCATCGCGATCGCACTGGCGTAACCGAGTGAGGTCGCGTGGTAGCCCATGATCTGGAAGCGGCCCCAGCTGCAGGCGGCAGTGGCGGCCTCCGGATGAATGGTGACGGCCTGCGCCAGGCGTGCGTATTCCGCGGCACCGCCGACATAGCCGCCGCGCTGCTGCGAGAGGATCGACGCCGGTAGTACGACGGCGGTCGGATCAATGCCTGCCACCACCAGCTGATCCCAGAACACATGCCGCTCGAACAGGATCACCACGCGACCATCGGGTAAGAAACCACCGCGCGGACTTTCGACTTCGATCACGGCGTTGATGGCGGCCGACTCGCAATCGAGTGTGGCGGCAGCGGCAATGATGTCGTTCTGGGTGAGTGCCAGCGGGTCGATGGTGCCGGTCAATGCCGCTTGTGTGCGTGGGCCAGCGATGCCGTCGACGACTTGGCCATGACTACGCTGAAACGCGCGTACTGCCACCTCGGTCGCGGCGCCATACCAGCCGTCGATGGCGAGCGGCTGACCCGCGCGGACCAGCCGCGTCTGCAACACGGTGACGTCGCTGCCGTGGTCACCGACGCGCAGGCTGTTGGGGTTGTTCATCGTGGTTCGTCCGTAGGATGGCGGCGACGTTGCCGCGGGCGGTGAGGCTGAGCACGCACAGCACCAGGGCAATGCCGATATCGCCGAGGTGGATGTCACCGGGTGGGTACTGGCCCAGCACGATGCCGAGCGCCGTGCTGCCGGTGGAGACGATCAGCAGCCAGGCAGCGATGCTGACGATCGGCCGGTAGCGGGCGCCCTCGCGGCGATAGAGGAAAAGGCGCACGCCGGTGATGGCGTTGGTGACGAACAGCAGCAAGGCAATCAGGTGATCCATTACGGACCTCCGCGGCGCAGCAGGTTGCTGATCCACGCCGTGAGGTCGATCGTCTTGATGCGCTCGATCAGCTGGACGGTGAGGGCAATGACGATGGCGGCGGCGATGAACGATGCAACGCCGGATTCCTGCAAGGGAATCTGTCGCATGAGCAGCGGTGCAGCGAGGTAACCCATGATCCAGCTGATGCCGAAGTAGGCCAGCCGCGAGCGCATGGACACCTCACGCGCATGCAGCGCCATCAGTGCAGCGCCGGCAAAGGCGCCGATGATGGCGTTGCCGTCGATGCCGGGGATCAGCGTGGCGATGCTGACACCGGTGGCGACGAGGGCGATGGAGCTGGTGGTGGTCGGTTCGGCCATCGGAGTCCCTTGTCAGTGCCAGAGCTGCACCAGCGCGGTCTGCGACTGCGTGGCCTGTACGGTCTCGGGCAGGTTGACGACAGTGCCGAGCGGCAACACGACGCCAAGGTCAGCGAGGCCGGGATTGGCAGCGAGCGCCGCTTCGGTGACGCCCTCGGTGCGGCCCAGCACGCGCCAGCACAACGCGTCCAAGGTCTCGCCCTGGTTGGCGCGCACGATCACAACAACTCCACATCGGCACGTGGCCGGCCGAGGATGTCGCGGATGGCGTAGCGCACGTTGCGGCGGTAGTCGTCGATGGTGGAGTCGAGTGTGTCGGCGTGTTTGTGGCCGGCGTGCGTAGTGTCGACATCGCGGTAGCGCTCGATCAGTTCGGCCTGCGCGCTGGCGTACACCGCGCGGCGATACAGCCGCACCAGGCGCGAGGTGCCGGCGATGATTTTGCTGGGCACCTCGATGAGCGTGGTGCGGCCAAGCGCGACCTGTTGCTGTTGCCAGGCGTCGAGCTGGTCTTCGACGCCAGACATGGCCAGCGCGATGCACTCGGTGAGGCGCTCATTGGTGACGGTGCCATCCACGCGCATCACAGCACGAGCATTGGTGAGGTCGATGGACGGGTACCAGTCGCCCGAACGCAGGGGATCGGGCGCGGTGGTGGGCGCGGTGGCGACGAGACCGGACATCATGACCTCACAGGGGTGTGGCTCGAAATAAGTGCGGCGGTGATCGGTGGCGCATCGGGTGGGAGAGAGGTCACACGATGTCCACCGAGCCGCCGCGGTGCTCGGGGCGAGCTCAGGTGGCGACCGGTTTCGACAGGGCCAGCTGCTTTTGCAGCTTGGTGATCTCCGTCTTGATGCCCAGTCGCGCGTTCAGTTGCAGCGCACGCTGCAGATGGTCGAGTGCCTGCGCGGGCGATGCATCGCGCAGGGCCAGGCCGATGGCCTTGTGGAGTTTGGCGCGCACCTCATCCGGCATGTCGCGCCCGTCGGTGAGTTGGCCCACGTGCAGTAGCTGGGATGCGGTGACGTTGCCGCTATCCGCGTGGCCGGCACGCTCAGCGATTTCCTCTACCACCAGGGTGGCGAGGTCGCGCTGGTAGTGCTCGGGCAGCTTGAGGTTGTGAGTGAGCATGTGCGTGGCCATGACCAGCGCGCCGTCGATGTCGCCGGTGTCGATGCGCCAGACCATGACGGTGGCGAACACATCGTCCTGCACCGGCTGATCGGCCTGCAGCACGCCGTCGATCCATGCCGCGTACTCCGGTAGGCGCTGACGCTTGACCTCGATCTTCTGCGCGATCGACTGGATGTTTTTGAGGGCGCGCTTATCCTCGGCGAGCTTGGCGAGCATCAGCGCGTAGGCGCTGCCAGTGGCGACGGCGCCATGCTCGGCATCGGCGACCGCGGTCTGGGACATGGCGGCGGCGATGCGTTGGCGGTGCTGTTGGGCGGGTGATGGCATGGTGATGCGCTCTCGCGGTATTCGGTGGGGCACCGTCGGAGGGCTCTCCGGCCGACGGGCTTCGCTCTGGGGGGAGGGGTTCGGTGGTTACGAGACGACGATGTTTTCGACGAACGCCGTCAGCAGGTAGTTCTCGACGACGTAGGCGTCGTTGCTGGATTCGTAGTTCTCGATACGGTCGCGCTTGGCGTTGTCCACCAGCTGCCTGCGACGTGCGCCTTCCTGCGAATAGATCGACAGGTTGTCGAGCGTGGTGATCAGCATCGCGTTCTTCGGGAAGAACGGCACGCGTACTGCCTTGAGGCCGCCGATCTGTTTTTGCGACACGATGATGTCGGTGGCCAGTTCGTTCTCGGCGGTCTGCTGCTGGTTGATGCGCTTGAAGTACTTGTCCTGCAGCAAGTCACGACCGCAGATGACGACCAGCGCCGGGTTGTCGCGCACGGCCTCAGCGATCAGGTTCTCGGTCACGTCCGACACCAGGGCGTCGAGGTTCTCGTAGTCCTTGCCGGCACCGATGGTGACCTTGCCGCTGGCCGGAATGACTTCCTTCATCCAGTGCGCCGGTGCATCGGCGCGGATGTGTTCCAGCCAGCCGATGTTGACGTCCTGCAGCAGCGGGTTGGTGACCCGGTTGGTGTTCGCGGCGGCGCTGGTGCCGTGGAAGCCGATCATGATGCGATCGAGCGCCTGTTGGCCGACGACCGCATCGCGGAACATCGTCTGGAAGTTGGGGAACTTGGCCCACGCGTCGATCTTGGAATACTTCAGCGACGTGTCGAAGTTGGTCTTCTTGCAGGTGTAATCGTTCGGGAAAAGATCGGTCGGATCGGCCGGCGCGCGGTCGGTGGTATCGGTGTCGGTACGGCTGGCGATGGTGCCGGTGGTCCCCAACGCGAGTTTCTCGCCCCATAGCTCGGTCACCAGAACGACGTTGATCTGTTGGAGGAACGCGCTGGATAACTGGATCTGTTTTTCCAGCGTCTGTTGCACGGTCGGTGCGACGGTGAATGTCTCGCCCGCCGACGCCACGCCATTGAGCTGGGCGATGCGCTGCGAGAGGGCGGTGAAGGCAAGACGGGTTTCGTTGCGCATGGGGTGCTCCGTGACGTGCAGGCGATGACGTGGGTCGGCGGTTCGGAAAGAAAGGGTGGATGCGATTAGCAGTCGGTCTGGCCGACACCGCCGCCGCCGGTGGCCGCGGGACGCGGCAGACCGCCGGGTGTGGCTTCGAGCTGGGCGCGCAAGCTGGCGAAGTCCTGGCGGTGTGTGGCGTTGGTCGCCTCGATGGTGTCCAGGCGCGCGCTGAGCGTGCTGAATTGATCGGCGAACCGTTGGGTCAAAGCGGTGTTGTTTGTGGCGAACTGCTCCAGCGTATCGGCCATGCTCTGCAAGGCTTCGCCGACCTCGTTCAGTTGACCGTCGTTGACCTTGAACTTGGTGCTGATCTTGGCGAGCTTGTCTTTGATCGCCGCGAACAGCGTGCTGGCGTTGGTGTCGGCTGGCTCGTCTTCCCACTCGATCTCCACGGCATCGGTGGCGGCGGTGAACACGTTGTCCGGATGCTGCTTGCGGGAGGTGAACGGGTTGGCGTCCGGATGCTGCGCGGCGAAGGTGAGGATCTCGGTGCCGAGACTGGCCGGGCTGTCGGTGATGCCGAGACCGGACAGATACGGCAGGCCGGTGTCGGCGAATTTCGGGGTGATCTCGATGCTCGAGTAAATCTTCTGGCGAGCCTTCACCAGGTTGACCATTTCCGGCGTCGGATCGATCTGCGCGTACAGCGCAAGTTTGCCCTTGAGTGGGCCGTCGGGAATTTCCTCA